ACATTACATAAAATAGCAAAATCAATGCAACCATACTTTATGTATGTATATGATTTTATTGAGGACATGAAAAAAGTATTTCCAACACTTAAAGATGATTGGGGTATTTATGTACCTGAAGTAAAATACCTATCACCTGAGCCGCTTGTCGATTATGCCAATTTAGCACTTACCAAGTATCCTAACGTACACTTTGTAGGCGATGCTTTATCAGCTAGAGGTATAACGGTAAGCGGTGCACAAGGGACATATGTTGCTGAAAGTATATTAGGAGAATCAAAATAAATTTCATATATTAATATAAAAACAAATATCCATGAAAAAAATAGAATCCAGCCAACCATTCCCTCAGTCTCAAAAATTAAAAAAATTAGATGGTACTATAGCTTATGTATGGGATGGTAAACTCCATAATTGGGAAGGCCCAGCTTTAATCCCAGAGGGTAATGAAAGAAAAGCAGAATATCATCTTTATGGGTTTAAAAAAACCACAGAAGAGTGGAAAGAAGCTAGAAAGCAAAGAGAAGGTTTACCTTACTATAAAAACCAATCAATGAAAAATAAATTAGACCAACATAGAAATTAAATTATGAAAATAGGTTTATGTGGTACAATGTCAGTAGGTAAAACTACTTTAGTTAATGCCTTAAAAAATATAGAACAATTTAAAGACTATCGGTTTGCTACTGAAAGAAGTAAATATCTAAGTGATTTAGGTATACCTTTAAATACAGATTCAACATTAAAAGGCCAAACAGTGTTTTTAGCTGAAAGGTGTGCCGAATTAATGAATGAAAATGTTATCACTGATAGAACAATATTTGATGTAATAGCATTCACCAAATCAGCTAAATCCATAGATTTATTAGAAAGTGAAAAATTTGAAGACTATGCTAAAGAATTTATTAGGGAATATGATTACATTTTTTATATTTCCCCTGGTGATATTCCCGTGGAAGATAACGGAGTAAGAGAAACAGATGAGCACTATAGGGATTTAATTGACTTTAGTATTACCCATTTAATAAAAAGATATGGTTATATGACTAAAAACATCTCAGAAATTAAAGGCACCACAGAACAACGTATTGAGCAAATATTAAACGTTGTTAATTCTTAATATATTTATAATAAAATACTTTATAATGAAAAAATCAGAATTAAAATCTTTTATTAAGGAAGAAATCCTATCTACCCTATCTGAGGACGAAGCAACTCAACAAGATATTAGGGATACAAAGGAATTAACTAAAGCAACTGCCGATTTAGCTAAAGCTAAAGAAGAAGCTGGAATTAATGAAGATGATGATAACGAACCATCTAAAGCAGAACTTAAAAAAACAATGGGTTTAGCTAAGGCAAAAGAAGAACTTGCCCAATTAACTAAGCAAATGAAATCTTTAGCCCGTAAATATAAAGAAGCTGAAGGGGAAGAAAAAGTTAAAATTGTTGCAGATCTTAAAATGAAAACAAAGCTTAAAAAAGAATTAGACGCCATTATAGATAAATAAAAATTAATATGTTTAAATGGCTTAAAAAAAATTTTCATTTAATTGTTATTTTAGGTGCTTGTGTTATAATTTATAACTTTTTTCAAGAAAAAGAAGACTATGTTAAAGATTATAATCTTAAAATAGAGGCATTAGAACAAAAAGTTGATTCGTTACATCATATAAACGATGATTTAACTTTTAAAATTGATACTTTAAACGTGCAAATAGTTAAATTAGACCAAAAACTTGATTCTAAAGATAACAAAATAAATATTTTAAAAAATGAAATTAGTACAAAAGTGGATGCTGTTGATAGTTTTAATGATAATGAGCTTGAAAAGTTTTTCACAAACCGTTATAGACAGCACAAAGATTCAATTAACTAAACCTATTGCTAAATTAGTAATTAAGGATCTTATAAAGGGGGATGGTGCTAAACAGGAATTAGTACTTTTTGGTGATAAGATTAAACTCCTAGAACAAAAAATTTTTTTAAAAGATAGTGTTATTTTAAATTTAAATTCCAAAATTAATAATTTTAATTCTATATTAAATGTTAAGGGTGATCAATTATCCTTATCTCAAGATTTATCTAAAAGGTTACAAAGTGACCTTCAAAAACAAAAACTAAAAAATAAAATCACAGCGGGAGCAGGAGTAATTGCAGTAATAACCACCATACTCCTATTAAAATAATATGTCTGATTTAAAAAAAGTAATACGCCAAGAGTACCTAAAATGTGCTCAGGACCCAGTCCATTTTATGCGTAAATACTGTTATATACAGCACCCACAAAGGGGACGTATACAATTTAATTTATACCCTTTCCAAGAAAAAGTATTAACACTAATGCGTGATAATCCTTATTCTATTATTTTAAAATCAAGGCAATTAGGAATATCAACATTATCTGCAGGTTTATCCTTATGGTTAATGACATTTCATAAAGACAAAAACATTCTTTGTATAGCAACTAAACAAGAGACAGCCAAAAATATGGTTACGAAGGTTAAATTTATGTATGAAAATTTACCTTCATGGCTTAAAGTAGATGCTGCTGAAAATAATAAATTAAATCTAAGGCTAAAAAATGGATCCCAAATTAAAGCAACCTCAGCAAGTTCAGATGCTGGTAGATCAGAAGCAGTATCTTTACTATTAATTGATGAGGCAGCTTTTATTGATAATATTGGCGAAATATGGGCATCAGCACAACAAACCTTAGCAACCGGTGGAGGTTGTATTGCATTATCTACTCCCTATGGTACGGGTAATTGGTTTCACCAAACATGGGTTAGAGCTGAAGCTAATGAAAATCAATTCTTACCTATTAAATTACCTTGGTTTGTCCACCCAGAAAGAGACCAAACATGGAGAGATTCACAAGATGACTTATTAGGTGATCCAAGAATGGCGGCACAAGAATGTGATTGTGATTTTTCAACTTCAGGTGATATAGTATTTTATCCTGAGTATATAGAGTATTATGAAAAAACATTTGTTAAAGACCCACTAGAAAAAAGGGGAGTAGACCAAAATTTGTGGGTATGGGAATCACCTGATTATTCAAGAACTTATATGGTAATAGCGGATGTTGCTCGAGGTGATGGGAAAGATTATTCTGCTTTTCATGTGATTGATATAGAAAGTAATGTGCAAGTAGCTGAATATAAAGGACAAATTGGAACTAAAGAATATGGACATTTACTAGTAGGAATAGCTACAGAATATAATGAAGCATTACTTGTAATTGAAAATGCTAATATAGGATGGGCGACCATACAAGCAGCCCTAGATAGAAATTATAGCAATCTATATTATTCACCTAAAAATGAATCAAATGTAGATTCTTATTTTGATAAGTATATGGATACTTCTAAAATGGTAGCAGGTTTTACAATGTCGTCTAGAACTAGACCTATGGTAATAGGTAAATTCCAAGAATATATAGGTGATAAGGGTGTAACAATCCAATCAAAACGTCTAATAGAAGAAATGAAAACTTTTATATGGCGTAATGGAAGAGCAGAAGCTCAAACAGGGTACAATGATGATTTAGTAATGTCCTTTGGAATTTCTATGTACATCAGAGATACAGCATTAAAGTATAAACAGAGAGGAATTGATTTAACAAGACAAGCTCTAAATAATATAAGTGTAAATAGAACAACATATCAAGGAGCTTATTTTTCAAAGGGAACTGATAATCCTTACCACGTAAACACAGATCATGGTAAAGAAGATATTAGTTGGCTTTTTAAGTAATATTTATAACAATAAACAAAAACTATGGCTGATAAAAGGATATTTTCCAGGCTACAAAGATTATTTTCAACTGATGTAATTATCAGAAATGTGGGGGGGAACCAAGTAAAGGTAATAGATAGTAACACTATCCAATCCTCAGGAGAAATTGAAACTAATTCTTTAATAGACAGATATAATAGAATATATACTAATAGTTCAACTTCATTGTATGGGTCACAATTTAACTTTAACTATCAATATTTAAGACCTCAATTATATTCTGAATATGATGTTATGGATCAAGATGCTATTATAGCCTCTGCCCTAGATATTATAGCCGATGAATCTTCACTTAAGAATGATATGGGTGAAGTATTATCTATTAGATCTGCAAATGAAGATATTCAAAAGATATTATATAATTTATTTTATGATGTTTTAAATATCGAATTTAATTTATGGTCTTGGACTCGACAAATGTGTAAATATGGTGATTTCTTTTTAAAATTAGAAATTGCTGAAAAGTATGGAGTATATAATGTTATACCTTATACAGCATATCACATAAGTAGAGAAGAAGGATTTAATCCTGAAAACCCATCAGAAATAAGGTATAGATATTCCCCAGATGGAATTGTAAACAGCAATTCAGGAATGTATAGAGTTCCTGGTCAATCCCCAGATAATTCACCTGGAATATATTTCGATAATTACGAAATGGCTCATTTTAGATTAATAGCTGATGTTAATTTTCTTCCTTATGGCCGCTCATATATAGAACCCGCAAGAAAGTTATTTAAACAATATACTTTAATGGAAGACGCAATGTTAATTCATAGAATTGCTCGCGCCCCAGAAAAACGTATTTTTTATATGAATGTTGGGTCTATTCCTCCAAATGAAGTAGATGCATTTATGCAGAAAACTATTTCAAATATGAAACGTACTCCCCATATGGATGAAAAAACTGGTGAGTATAATTTGAAATATAATATGCAAAACATGCTTGAAGATTTCTATATCCCAGTTAGGGGTAATGATACTTCAACCAGAATAGACACCACTAAAGGTTTGGATTATGATGGTATTGCTGATGTAGAATATTTGAGAGAAAAATTATTTGCCGCTCTAAAAATTCCAAAAGCCTTTTTAGGATATGAAGCTGATTTAGAAGGTAAAGCAACGTTAGCTGCTGAAGATATTAGATTTGCTCGTACTATTGAAAGATTACAAAGAATAATGGTATCTGAACTTAATAAAATAGCTTTAGTCCATTTATACACTCAAGGGTATACAGATGAATCCTTAACTAATTTTGACATTTCATTAAATTCTCCCTCAATTATTTTTGAACAGGAAAGAATGGAATTATTAAAATCAAAAGCAGAATTAGCTCAATCTTTACAAGACCAAAAATTAATTCCTACAGACTGGATATATGATAATATATTTAATTTTAGTGAAGACCAATATGATGAGTACAGAGATTTACTTAGATCAGATGCTAAACGAAGGTTTAGAATGGATCAAATTGAAGCTGAAGGAAATGACCCAGTTGAAACAGGTAAATCTTATGGCACACCTCATGATTTAGCATCGTTATATGGTAAAGGAAGAATGTACTCAGACCCAGGAAATGTTCCTGCAGGGTATGATAAAGATTCTGACTTAGGAAGACCTAAAGATTCAATAACCAAAACAGGAACACAAGATTCTAATTTTGGAAAAGACCGCTTAGGAGTAAAAAGAATGAAAGATACTGATAAAAATGATTCTTTAAATAGTAGAACAGATACAAATAAAAGCGGTATGGCTTTAGAATCTGCTAAAAGTACTTATATGAAGAATAAAGATATGTTTAAAAAATTAAACAAAAAACAATTAGTATTTGAAAGCGATAAGGATAATACTAAACTATTAGATGAATCACAATTAAAGGAATAATATTTTTTATATATTTATCATCAAATACATTTTTTAATGAAAATAAAACACTCCAAGTACAAGAACCCGGGAATTCTTTTCGAGCTATTGGTACGCCAAATTACAGCAGATACTCTAAAAGGCGGAGACTCCCCAGCAATAGATATATTAAAAGAATATTTTGTAAAAACTTCTTTAGGTCGCGAGTATAAGTTATATGAATCGATCTTAAAATCTAAAGTTTTAAATGAGGGAAGAGCTAATATGGTAGTTAGTACTATTTTAGAGTCCTCACAAAAATTTAATCGTTCTACTTTAAAGAAACAAAAATATAATTTAATTAATGAAATTAAAAAACATTATAATTTAGATGTTTTCTTTGGTTCTCAAATTAAAAATTATAAAGAATTAGCAGCATTATATACTTTAATTGAAGGGTATAATGTACAAGATAATATAGATACCGAACAATTAATCAATAGTAAAATTACATTATTAGAACATTTAACAAAGCAGGAAGTAAAAGCTAAAAATGTTAAGGAAGATGTTTTAAAGGAATTTTCTACATATGATAAAGATATAAGAATTCTTACATATAAAGTAATTTTAGAAAAATTTAATTCTAAGTATGATAGTTTATCTGTAGAACAAAAACAAGTACTTAAAGAATTTATTAATTCTGTAGATTCAACACCAGGATTAAGAACTTTTTATAATTCAAAAATTCAAGAATTAAAATCTATTTTACACGAAGAACTTAACAAAGTTAAAGATAAAGTTACTAAAATAAAAATTGAAGAAGTAACTAAATATTTAGTTGAACTAGACAAAACTAGTAAAATTAACAATAGTAATTTAGTTGATTTGTTACAATATTACGAATTAGTAAAAGAAGTTAAAACAGCAAATGGCATTTAAGTATAAACTTAGAGAAATAAAAGTAGGGGATACTAAAATTGAAAAAGGTGTAAAATCTACTGTAACTGATATAGATCCTCAAACCGGTGCTATTACCTGGGGTGTAAGTTATGTCCCTGCTTTTGATAGTACTTTTAAGGAATTTGATGAGTTAAAAAAGTTTATTACTAAATTATCCCGTGATACTAAAGATGAGGTAATTGATAGTATAGCAGATGACGTTAAAAAATCATTTAACAAATACAGAACCCATATTAGAAAAAACTACCCAGAGCAATATCAAAAAACACAAATGAATGAAGAAGATATAGATGAAATGTCTACTTCTGCTGGGGCTGGCTCTTATTTAACTAAATATGCTTTCAAAAGGCCTAAAAAACAAAAAGAAATAGAAGAAAATATTGGTGCCACTTTAGGACCTGGTCCAAAGGCATCTGAAGAAGGAGTTAAAGATAATTACTATGTTAAGAAATTTAAATACAAACTAGTTCCTAAAGATAAGAACGGCAACTATGTTCAAAAGGGAAGTGGTTTGGAAGTAAAAAATCTTTAATATGTATAACTATAAATTAATTGTTCAAGAAGAAGAAAGTGAAGTTAAAAAATTCCATGATGAAAGAATTATGGCCTTTGATACTTTAGAGTCTCGTTTAGAAGATATTAAAAAAACATTACGTCAAGCAAAAATAGAAACAATAAAATACTATAGAGAAAACCCACAAAGTTACGCCGTAGTTAAACCAACAGATTTAGTTGGTGATTTTATAAAAGATATTGAAACTTTATTAAACTAAAAAAATGAAAAAATCAGAAAAATTATTTAAGGAACTTATTAATGAAAATTATATAGACCTTAAACCTATCAGCCAAATAAAACCAACCCCTAAAACTGATTTTGAGAATAAATTTGCTCAATATCTAGCTGAAGAAGCAAAAATAGTAGAAAAAAAAGTTTCTAAAGAAGTTGAAGAAATTCAAGACCACAATTTTGATTATGCTGATAAAAATAACCTAGACAACCAAATTGGTCAAGAAGTAATGAATGGTGTTTACTTTGAAGCTAAACAAAACCCAGATAAATCAATTGATGAAATAAAAGAGATTGTATCTAAAAATTTAGCCAAAGATGGACAATATTATATTAAAAATGCTGCCTTTGGAGTTGAGGGAATTGGATACGAAGAAACAGAATTAGAAGAAGTATCTGGAAATCACAAATCATCTGGATATTCTGATAAGTTAAAAAAAGTAGTAAAGGAATCTTTAATTGGGGGTGTTACATCTGAAAAGATAACAGAAGAAGAAGTTGAAGAAAAAAAAGAAAAATCTACACCTAAAAAAGCTAAAAAAGCATCATTAGATAGTGATTTAGCAGAAATTGATAAACAATCCCAAATTGTAGCTTTAGAAGCTAAATTGGATAAAATGGATGAGGTAATTGAAGGTAAATTAACTCGTATCAATATGGTATCTGAAGATGAAAACTTATCTGAATTAGTAGATAAGAAAAAAATGAAGGCCATGCAAAAAGAAGTTAAAGTCTTAGAAAAAAGAAAAGCTAAGATGGAGAAAATGTATGAGAAAATGTGTGGTAAATCATACCAAAAAGAAGAAATTGTTGGTGAAACAGAAACTTTAGAAAATGAGTAAAAAGTTACTTATAGAAACCCATTCCCTTAAATTAAACCCAGTTCGATTAACAGAAAATGTTAATAAAGAAAACGGGAATTTAATGGTTGAAGGTATATTAGCTACTGCCGAAGTTAAAAATGGTAATGGTAGGTATTATGCCAAGAGCTTATGGGAACGAGAAATGGATAAATATTCCCAACTTATTAAAGAAAGAAGGGCAATGGGCGAACTAGACCACCCAGAATCTTCAATAATAAATTTACAAAATGTATCTCATTTAATCTCAGATTATTGGTGGGATGGAGATAACATAATGGGTAAAATAGAAATACTCCCAACCCCTTCAGGAAATATACTTAAAGAAATAATTAAAGCGGGCGTAACCGTAGGTGTATCTTCTCGAGGTATGGGTTCATTAGAACAAAGAGGAGGAGTAATGGAAGTACAAGATGATTTTGAAGTACTATGTTGGGATTTTGTTTCAACCCCTAGCAACCCAGGTTCGTTTATGCATACTCTTACAGAAGGTAAAAAAGTATTAAATTACGATTATACAAACGTAAATAACATTATAAGAGAAATCCTTTGTTCAAAAGGATCATGCCCAATAACCTAACCCCTTATTAAAATAATTTTTATAAATCTAAGCCCTCTTTTTGAGGGCTTTTATATTTTTAAAAACCTTCATATACGTATAACTAACAATATGCCATCTTTATATGGTATTCACTATAGTATAACTTACCCTATTACGTTTCTAATAAACGTATTTCACAAATTTAAATTTTGCGATTATGACAAACAACAGAGACTTGCTCTCAGAAGCAATTGCAGACGCTAAAGCTGTTAAAGAAACAGCAATAGCAAATGCTAAAGCTGCTTTAGAAGAAGCATTTACTCCTCATTTGAAATCTATGTTATCTGCTAAATTAGAAGAAATGGATAAAGAAGACGTTGAAGAAATTGAAAACGTTGAAGAAATTGAAATTTCCGAAGAAGTAGATACAGTAGAAGAAAGTGAAGAAGTAAATGAAACTGAAGCTGTTGAAGAACAAAAAGTTGACGAAGAGGTTAACTTAGACGAACTACTTGCAGAACTTAACGAAGACGAAAAGGTAACAGAAGACAAAATCGAAGAAACTGAGGAAGTAACTGAATCAGAAGAAATCGAAGAAACTGAAGAAATTGAAGAAACTGAAAAAGTAACTGAAGAAGAAGAAGTTGAAGACGAAATTGAAGTCGAAGACGAAGAATCAGAAGGAGAAATGGAAGATGAAGAAATTGATTTAGAAGATATGTCAGAAGATGACCTTAAAGGATTCATTGAGGATGTAATTAAGGACATGGTAGAAGCTGGTGAATTAGAAGCTGGAGAAGAAATGGAAATGGATGATCAAGAATCAGAAATGGATATGGATATCGAAGTGGAAGACGAAGTAGAAATCATGGAAGAAAAAGAAGAAAAGTTAGAAGAAATGGACGAAGTAAGCTGGAATGAGAAAAACAACCCTACAAGAGGAGCTAGTAAAAAAGAACTAGACCCTAAAAAGGTTGGTAAATCAACTTCTGCATACGCCGTTAATTTAGAAGAAGCTTTAGCTCAAGTAGAAGAACTTAAAGAAGAAATTCAAGAAGTTAATCTATTAAATGCTAAACTACTTTACACTAACAAAATCTTTAAAGCTAAAAATTTATCTGAAGATAAGAAATTAAAAGTGTTAAAAGCTTTTGATAACGCATCAACAGTTAAAGAGGCAAAAATTGTTTTTGAAACATTAAACGAAGGAATAGCTAATAAAGCTGTAAAATCTATTAATGAAGTAAAAGGCAGTGCATCTAAAGCAACAGGTACAGCTCCTAATGCTAAACAACCAATCGTTGAAAGCGATATAATGGTTGAAAGATTTAAAAAATTAGCTGGAATTATTAAATAACTTTAACTTTAAAAAACTAATAACATGAGTTTACAAACTTTATTAGAAAGTGCAAACCCATATCACTCAGTACAAGGCGATGCTGCCAGATTATCTGAAAAGTGGGAAAAAACAGGTTTATTAGAAGGTTTAAAAGGGTCTCATAAAAACAATATGGGAATCATCCTTGAAAACCAAGCTAAACAACTTGTAGTTGAAAGTTCACAAACTGGTGGAGGTGCCGCTTCTCAAGGTACATTTACTGCTGGTGTTGGTGAGCAATGGGCTGGTGTTGCCCTACCATTGGTAAGAAAAGTATTTGGACAGATTGCTGCCCAAGAATTCGTTTCTGTACAACCAATGAATTTACCATCTGGACTAGTATTTTTCCTAGATTTCCAATATGGTACTGACAAAGCTCCATTTACTTCAGGACAATCTGTATATGGTGATGCTGGTGCTAACCCATTCGGAAATACAAACACTGGAGGATTATATGGTGCTGGTAGATTTGGATATTCAATTAATGAAACTTCTTCCACAGTAGCTGCTGTTGCTTGGACTACTTCTTCTGCTGACTATGCAGATGTTAACTATGATTCAGATTTTTCTGCATCAGTAAGTGCTGCTGGTATAGTAGTTGTTGAAGTACCTGTTTCTTCATTAGATTCTAACTATGATGTTGAAGCTATCAGAGGATTTAGATTAACAGGATCAAATGCTCCAACTGATTCAGAACAATACGCTCAATTTACTAAAATCAATGGTTCAAACATTGAATTCGTAGTAGATGCAGCAAGTATTGCTACAGGTTCAAATACTATCGTAGAGTATTCTTTACAACCAACTGACCAATACAGAGGTGATTTCGAAGATGGAAACAATTCATTAAATGGAGAAAACACTCCAATTTCTATCCCAGAAATTAACGTACAGATGAAATCATCTGCAATCGTTGCTAAAACTAGAAAACTAAAAGCTGTATGGACTCCTGAGTTTGCTCAAGATCTTAACGCTTACCACGCTCTAGATGCTGAAGCTGAATTAACTTCTATCTTAAGTGAGTACATTTCATTAGAAATTGACTTAGAGATTTTAGATATGTTAATTGATTCTGCTGCTGCTGGAACAGAAGTATGGTCAGCTGTTAACAACAGATCTATTGCTCAAGATGCTAACGGTACAGTAACCGATTTAGGATTCTATAATAGTCAAGGACAATGGTTCCAAACTTTAGGAACTAAAATCCAAAAACTATCTAACATCATCCACCAGAAAACTTTAAGAGGTGGTGCTAATTTCTTAGTATGTTCTCCAACTGTAGGTACAATCTTAGAATCTATTCCAGGATTTGCTGCTGACACAGATGGTGATGCTTCTAAAATGAATTATGCATTTGGTGTACAGAAAGTAGGTAGCTTAAATAGCAGACAACAAGTTTACAAGAACCCATATATGACTGAAAACAAAATCTTATTAGGATTTAGAGGAGGTCAGTTCTTAGAAGCTGGTGCTGTATTTGCTCCATACATTCCATTAATCATGACTCCATTAGTATACGATCCAGACACTTTCACTCCAAGAAAAGGATTGTTAACTAGATATGCTAAGAAAATGGTAAGACCAGAATTCTATGGTATCATAGAAGTAAATGGTTTAAACTCTCTATAAGCAGTAGTTTAGATTAATTCTAAAAATTAACCCGGCCTTTGGCCGGGTTTTTTTATCTGTAAATATTTATAACTAACAACGTTTTATGGGTACATTACTACTTATCTCCTTATATAATAATATCAATGTTACCCTGTCTCT